TCAACTTTTACGTTGATATGTCCGTCTGGCTTTTTGTGGGAAAGCAGTACTACCGTCTCCACATGGGACGAGGAAACAGTATTGATGTCAGATTGCCCCTGTTAGTTCTCGGAAACAAATCGACTGACTGCTTCTATCCCAGTTGCTATCAATAGTTCTCGGAAACAAATAGCAGGTTTTTAATCCTTTCAAAAGACAACTGCAATTAGTCTTTTTTAGGATACTTCCATATTGTAATTAATTCATCTGATAGCATTTCTGCTCTGGCTAAAATTTCATCTTCGCCCCATTTGCTTACAGTTGTCAAATAACTGCTAATTTTTATTGGTGTGTGTCTATATCCTATGGCATTTCCTGCCTTGTCAGTACAATCAACTTTATCCGAGAACCTCTTGTTCTGATACTCAGAATTATACCCAGTTAATGTAAGATTGCCAATTGTATGGACATAGGTTTCATGAATTCGATTCGCATCTGCTCCAAGGTCAGATTTCCAATCATCAGACAGTGTTTGCGGCATAATATGTTCAATTGTATACTCCGAAGTAGGAACATACTCTTTTCTTCTATTATTCTCAAGTTTATCCAGAATTGTTTTAGTCCTGGAAGAACTTAATGAATAAATTTTTAGGGTTTTGAGCGTGTCCTTAATTTCAGTATCACTTGGCATTCTCTGTGCCCAAGTCAACGAAAAGAGATTTGCTTTAAATGATTTTAACTGATTGGTAGCATTAAGGCTCTTCAGCATAGAAATACAGACCGGTCCAGCAGTATTAGTTGGCAACGCACATATAGCTCTACGCATCCAATACGATTCCATAATTGTAAGAATTTCAACAACATCGTCATCAGCGATGAGACCATCATTTCTGTCCGAGAGAAGTTTTAAGATTGCTGGAGTAATCTTAAACTGTCCTGTCTTCCGGACCTTAAATAAGGCTCTTTGTATACGTGTGCCTTTATCAGAAGCGGTATTCCATTCTGTATAGTACTTAGAATACTGATGGATTTGTTTTACAATTCCTTCTGTTCCAGCAGCTTTGTTCTCATAGTAGTAATTTTTGAATACATCATAATAATCTCCAACTAACTGCCGCTGCAAAACAGATGTCATATAATAATTGAAGAAACTTTCAAATTGAGAAGACTCACCAGATTCCATTCCGAGAGCTTTCTCCATAGGATGCCAGTATTCCAGATATAGTTTTGTCTGCTTTGACGGATCGACTGTCATCAGGAGAAAATTGCGAATTTTGTCAGCAGTAGAAAGCGGCAATCCTGTACTATTCACCGTCTCAAATACTAACTGTGCATTATCTTCGGGAACAAGACAGATGTCGACTAATCTCAGCTTTTTTATTCCATCATACACCAATTGAGGTTCAACATCACTGTCACAAAGAGCCTTGTAGATGATTCTATAATTCTCGAAAATCTTGCTCCTTTTAATATCATCCGGCTTAGTTCGATTTTCAAGAAGTTTCATCCATGCATAGAAGTCTTCTTCATTTAACCTTACTTTGTAATATGTATCCCCAGTCTCGTCCTCATTTGTCAGATATCTGCGAGACAATTTTTCTAATGATGTGGTTGCTTTATTATAATCAACATCATCAACTATTTTCGCTCTTGTGTAGTCCCCAAGAGCAAGTAACACAATTGAGATTGTAGTAAGACGCTGCTGTCCGTCAATCACCAAATATTCCTTTACTGCGGAAGCATGCATCGCGTCCTGCTTTGCAAGATAGATGACAGAGCCAATAAAATGACAAGGCCTTTCATTATCTTTTGCCACCTTTAGAATGTCATCTATCAATTTTAAGCAATTATCCTTCTTCCAGCTATATTTTCGCTGATAAATAGGAACATAGTATTGAGCCTCTGCCCCTAAAAACTTTGTCAATTCTGTATCTATCGCTTTCATAGTGCGCTCCTTTATTGCCCATTCCATCACATCATGCTCTTAAGGATTACAGATGCAATGTTTTTTCCCTCACGCCAGTCACTTCCCGTCTTAGCAATCGTGGTTTTATATCGTCCATCGCCGTAATAGGTGAGTCGATAATGCTTACCTTCCTCAGTAATCTCAAAGCCCAATTCTAAAAGCTGCTGACGCATTGAAGCCGATAAGGTTTTGTAATCCTTAAACAAAATCTTCACGGTGCGTTCTCTTTCGTCTCGAATATTCTGATAATCGTTAGCATTAAGCACATCAGTCAGAACATCCCATCTTCTTGTCTTCTCACCAAGATTTTTGAGTTTCTCAGCAATAGCGTCCAGAATCATCTCTCTGATTTCGCCTTGATAAAATTCTTCCTCTTCGCCCAAATACAGTATCGGCATATTATCTGCACTACTCATTTTAGAACGCAACCCTTGGTTCTCGTAAGTAAGGATTTCATTTGCATGGGTCAATTCTTCAACCTGTTTTTTCAGCTTTTGAATGTCCTCGTCTACAGATTCAATCAGTTCATCTGCTTCTGCTGCCATGCGGTTTTTCTCAGATTCAGCCGCCAGCAATTCTGCACCTCTCATACTCAATCGATCTCTAAGAAGTGCATTATTTACGCCTTGCCAAGTATACAGCTTATCCATCATTTGAGCGTTGCAGTACTGAATTACACTACGAATAACCTTTTCAGACAGAACAGCATCAATTCCATCGTATGCACGATATAGATACTTCTTATGACCATATGCACTATTGGGGAAGTATACACCGATAGCGCCGTTGAATTCATTTTTGTTATCACACTGCCGACGGATTCTTCCGTTCAGCCATGTACCTTCTTCAACAAGCACATGGGCAACACCTTTCAACCTTCCAGATAATTTCCAAATATCCACCGGATCTTCACCGTAGTATGTTTTGGAGATATACACAACAGGGAGTCTATACCTTGAAGTGCCATTGATTACATCCGTCAACAAGTCGACATTATCAGCTTTAATGAAAATCGGCTTGCGGAGCATTGGCAAAATTCCATCATCCTTCAAATAACCGTGTTCTATCAGTAGAGTGATAAAATGCGGTGTAGAAAAGGTTGGGTCAACGGCCAGTGCCTCTTCCAAATAACTACGATCGAGTTGAATAGACATTCTCATGTCATTAAAATTCATAACGTAGTCGGTATCCCAGACCACACCATCTGCTTCGGTTTTTTCATAGCGAACCGCGATGATGTTCTCATTTCGGTATTCCTCGATAGCAAGCCACAGTGTCTCGGTACCATATCGGACATTTCGTTCGCCATTCCATTCGATACCTTGAATTATATTTTCTTCATGAGGACTGCCCTGATTCCACTCCAGAACCAGCTGGATAAAGGAGTCCTTTGTCATTGTATCATTGATTTCAAGTAGCGTAGAAAATAACAGCATATGACATCTTGCCTCCGTATTTTACACAGAAAGAGACATGAGATTCTTTCTCAGAGCCTGTCCCTCAATAGGAACATAGCAGGAATCCACAATAAGTTCTCTTCCCAGAATATCTTCCAGTGCAATGGTCTGCCATGTTTCCAGCAGAACCGGGTTGTTTTTCAAAATCGTGTTAATATTCTCAAGCATCAGCGGACTGCTCAGTTTATCGAGCATCGCACGACCATCGGTAATGTTTCCGGCTGAATCAACGATATTTGCATGGGCAATCTTCCAGAGTTTTTTCTCACTGAGGAGTCTAAGGATAAAGGCATCCACAAACTCTTTCTGTGCCTCTTCGCTGGTCATATTGACGCTGTAGTTTTCATACGCAGCATCAATTTCATCCAGGGCAGAAGTGATCTTTTCCGGCGTTGCTACCGCCATAGAAGATTTCTGCGCTTCAGTATGGGTAGCAGCATTCTTCTGAGGCATAGGCTTTGCTATCTTACGTTCAGCGATTTTCCGCTTACCGTAGTTCACGGCCGCATTCCATCCGCGTCCAACCCAATAGAATGCTCCGTCAACAGCTCTGTCAACAATAATGGGCAGTGCCTGTTTAATGCCGTCCACAATCAGCTGCTGATACCACGGCAAATCCTCATATCGAGTAGGTCGTTTTTCTACTTCAACAACTTCTCTGCGGACAATGACCTGCGGCTCTGGAGGGACAACCTTGGTAGGGTCTTCATCGACCACTTCCAGATCATAAGCAACAGCGGAATAGGTTCCGTCACCACGATGCCGGCCACCCTTGCCAATGCGATCCCCAGTGGTATCGTTTCCGTCTTTATCTTTTCGAGGCAACTTGCCTACTACATAGTCGAAATCTCTTTCTTCAGACATCGTCAACCTCCGTAACATTGATTTCTTCGAAATTGTATGCTCCAACAGGGTACTCATTAATATAACCTTCTACTCTAAAGGTCTGTCCGCATCCGATACATTCATAACCTTCACAGTCGAAACAGTGCTGGATTTCCGCACCCATCTGTCGTTCGGAGGAATAATCTCCGGTGCTATAATCAGCAAGGTCAATAGCATTGCTGGCACCACAATGGGGACACTTTATGACCCGCTTCATGCTGATTCCATCTGTTTCCATTTCCAGTTCATTCAGCTGAACGGTCTGAAAATAAGACTCCAACGCCCTTCGAAAAATCTGAGATTTTGGCTGTCCAGTCTTTTCACTACAATATGCAAGCATTTGGTTTTCCTCATCATTGAGACGAACCCGATACTGGTTGTCACGTTTATCATCTACAGTTGGTCTACCTTTTCCAGCCATGCCTTGCTCCTTTTCGGATATCCATTTAATCTTACTGCCCAAATTATACAGATTTCGACATTCCTTGTCAATGATTAAAGGTGTATCCATTTAATAACTTTCTATGAACGACAAAAACGCCCAGACCAAAGCCTGAGCGTCACACTGTTATTTTCATCTTATTCGTTTATCGTAATCTCAATCCCGGACTTGAACTCCACTACAAAATGGTCATCGTACACCGTGATCTTCTCAATCATCCTTCTGACCAGAGCTTCGCTGTACTCGGTGACTTCTTCTGGCTCACTCTGTAGGTAAGCCATCATATCTGCTATGCGTTGGCGGATGCCTTCTTTGTTTGCTTCCTGCAAAAGCAGTTCTTCTTTTTCCGCTCGAAGTTCATCGATTTCATCGGCAAGGGTCTCGTAGTTCTGCTTTGCGTTTGCCAGTTTTAGGAGTTCCTGCTGAAGTTCCAGAAGGTGGGCATCAATCCCTTCCACGGCCGCACTATTGCTGTCTCCAAGGCATCTCTCAAAACTTGCCTGCAGGGCGGGGATGAAGGAGGAACTTCCCGTGATGACTTCGTTTACCGCCCGGACAACCACCTCATGCAGAAGTTCTTCCTTTACGGTTCTTGCAGTGCAGGATGGGCGGTCTTTTTCCACCCGGCTGAGGCATCTCCAAACTGTGGACTTGCACCCACGGTTGTTCCAGTTGATTCTGCGGAAGATGTCATTACAGTGGGCGCAATACACGATGCTCGAAAGAGCGTATCGGCTGCTGTAAATCCTGCGCTTCTGATCAGGTCCGCACTCCATGTGTGCCCTACGGTACATTTCTTCACGCACCTTCATGAACTTCTCACGGGGAATAATGGCGGGGTGACTGTTCTCGACATAGTACTGCGGAACGATGCCGTTGTTGGCAACACGCTTTTTATTGAGGAAATCCACCGTATAGGTCTTCTGCAGGAGTGCATCACCGATGTATTTCTCGTTTGTGAGGATCTTCTTCAGTGTACTTTGCAGCCAGTAATCACTTCCAGCGGCGGTCTTGATGCCGTCCGCTTCCAACCCCTGTCCGATCTGAAACAGGCTTGCACCTTCCAGATACTCTCGATAGATTCGCAGGACGATTTCTGCTTCTTCCGGGACGATGACCAGATTGCCTTCATCATCCTTGGTATAGCCGAGGAAGCGGTTGTGGTTGACCTGGACCTTTCCGGCTTGGTAACGGAACTGCAATCCTAGCTTTACATTCTGGGAGAGGGACTGGGATTCCTGCTGTGCAAGAGATGCCATTATGGTCAGAAGCACTTCACCCTTTGCGTCCATCGTATTGATATTTTCTTTCTCGAAGTACACGGAAATGTTCTTTTCCTTCAGCTGCCGAATGTATTTCAAGCAGTCCAGCGTGTTGCGGGCGAATCGGCTGATGGACTTGGTAATGACCATGTCGATTTTGGATGCCATGCAGTCCTCAATCATGCGGTTGAACTCTTCACGCTTCTTGGTGTTGGTACCCGAAATACCGTCATCGGCATAGATCCCGGCAAGCTGCCACTCAGGATTTCTGTCTATGAATTCTGTGTAATGCTCCACCTGTGCCTCATAACTGGATTCCTGTTCGTCACGGTCAGTGGAAACACGGCAGTACGCAGCCACACGCAGTTTCGGTTTTTCTTCCGTGACCTGCTTTCTGCTGCCGACTCGTTTTCTCGCCGGAATTACGGTGATCGTTTTCTCAGCCATTCCGTACCTCACTTTCTATCAGACTGTAAATGTATGCGGCCTGCTTGAATGGGTCATCGTATCTGTGTGTGACCTTTCCTATAATAAAGGCGGTCTCTGCTTCGCAAGGCGGCGGTGTTGTCCGCTCCCGGGTTCTGCCTAATGCTCCGGCACGGCGATTCCGCTCTTCTGCGACTTTGGAAAAGGTCTCGCTGTCAATAATCGCAGGATAAAAATCATCGCCCAGATAATGCTCGTTCTGGAGTATCCTTTTGGCACCGCTGTGGAACAGGGTAAGCCCTGCGGCTTCTGCGGCGGGTACCAATGCCAGCCCGGAAAGGTAGCCACTGAACAGGGTACGCACCTGTTCAGCCTGCCCTTCGTCAATGACCGCCACACCGTTTTCAATTCTGTATCCATATGGGATGTGGTTTGCCATATTCATCGTATCCTTTCTTTCAGTATCAATCCGCATTTCAGTTCAAAGGCTGCGGTGTTCCTTTCGTGTATCACGACCCGCTCCACAAACTGTGAAAAGCAATCCCCGTCAAACTCCGTCAGCATCTCACCCCGGCTGCAAAAGCGGATGAGGTCTGCCAGCTTTTCGGTCTTTTTCATCTCTCCGTTGACCGAGAATACCAGATGGTCTTGCTCTGCTGACTGCGATTTTCCTTCAGCTTGTGCCCCTCGTCTGCAATGATGAGGTCGGCATTGAATTTCAGCAGTTCTGTCTCAAGGATTCTGGCACTCTCATAATTCACGACTACAATCTCCAGCCCGTCGGTCTTGCCGACTTCGGAAAGCTGCTGTCTTTTCTTTGCGGATGCACCTTTCAAAATGGTCAGCGTATATGGGAACGCAGCGAATTTCTCAAATTCCTCTTCCCACACACCGAGGATTGACAGCGGTGCAACAACAAGGATGCGGTTGACCCTGCCAAACTGATAAAGGATGCCGGAGATGCCAATGGAAGTGATCGTCTTGCCCGTACCCATTTCCATAAGCAGAGCCACACCGTTGCTTCTAAAATCGGAAGGGAGAAGGCCGAATCTCATGCAGGCAAAATCGAAAGCCTGCTGCTGATGCAGATATGGCTTGACCGTAATCGGCATCGGAAGGGATTTATTCGTCATCGTCCGCACCTCCTCGCATCTCATGAATTTCAATGTTTCTTACACTTGTGCCGGGCGTAAGTACCAGCACCTCGCAGAAATCGCCGAAGATCAGATTCAAAAGTCTCTGTGGAAGGCGCACCTTCTTGCTGCCAAGCACCTGCTTTTTCTGACCACTGCGGTCTGCAATATTGATCTGTACTCTATGTTGCAGATTCATCATTTTTCATATCCTCCTGTTCAATGAACGGGTCTGCGCCCGGAGGTCGTATCTCTTCCTCTGTAACATTGGGAAAAAGAACAACCCCCGGTCAGACCGCAGTGATTACTTCTTACGCTTGCGGGACTTCTCAACACCGAAGTGCTTGCAGCCCTTGGCGATGATTTTATTCCAGCGGTTGGAGATAGCCTGCTGAGTGACCGTCTTTCCGGTACGGGCTTCCTCCTCACGGCGGACATCTTCGAGGTACTTCCACGCCCCCAGATGGTCATAGACCAGGTCTCGCTGTGCCTCGGTCAGCCCCTCCATGAATTCCAGAATGGCTGCAACCTTCTCGTCCATCGGTGCATCCTCCGGGAACAGCAGGGTAAAAGGGTCGGATTTGATATCCTCGATTTCGTCCCACGGATTTACCACATCCTCACCGCTCTTGCCGGAACGCTCATAACGAGCAAGTCTGTCAGAGAACACCTTGTCGGTGTGGCGCTCATACTCGTCCTGCTCCACATCCTCGTCATGGTCGATGCTGTCTACCATAATCAGAATTTCACGGTCGATGGTGCGGACCGTGCCGTCCGGGTCGGTGTATTCCTCGCCAAGACCGATATGTACCGGGACTTCCTTTTTGAGGTCTTCATCCCAGCGCCAGTAGGTGTAACCGTCTTCGGTGAGGTAGTTCTTGCGATCCTCACGGAATGCGCTGGTACGGGTCAGTGCTACATTGTTCTTTTTGGCTTTCATTCAGTGTCCTTTCCCGCTCCTTGGCAGGACGGCGGACACCGAAAAAGCCGGGGCTACAATGTACCCCGGCTGAAACATCCCCAAAACGGCATGACAAGACACGGTGGTACATCGGAAATCAAACTCAGCCTTATAAAAAACTGCTGAGTATGACTTCTTCTGCATCCACCGTCCCTATGGCCATCTTGGAACGATATGATTTAATTGAAGTTTTTCTTCACCCGAAGAGGAGGATGAACAGGTTGATTGTTCTAATCATTTCTCTGTTCACCCTCTGCGGCATTACTTACGCTTACCGCTCGGCTTGGTCTGTGCCAGTGCACTTCCGGCTACCGACTTGGAGTCTTTGCCGTAACGTCCGTCCTTCAAGATTCTGCTTGCCTTGGAGGCAACAGGCCTTGAAGTCTGCTTCGTGTTCTTCGCCATTCTTCTCACCGCCTTTCTGTTCGAAATTGCCTTAATTTCCAAGGCTGTAATCATTATCGTTGATTCGGTTTTCAGAAAATATGGTGAGAGTCTGGGGGATTTCTGGGGAAAAACTGGAATCTGAAAAAGCGCAAAAAAATACCCCTCGGCACACGCCGGAGGGCAAAAAAAGAGAAGAAGCCGAGGCCTCTTCTCTGAAATTTATATATTATTCTGTATAGCCGATCAGAAGACCGTATCTGCCGTCTCCCTCTTTGTGAGTGTACATTTCACGTTTTGCGCCGTCATAATCTATCGTAGGAATACTGTTTTCAACGATAATGACCTGCCCGAAGTCCTGGTTCTTAACAAGATACTCAAACAATCCGTTCCTCATCTCTGCACTTGTATCGCTCCCGCCCTCTTTCAACGAAAGAATCGGTGAATCCATCAACAGTATTCCAAGACCGTGTTTGCCTTTTTCGGACAAATACTGGTGCAGGGCAATTGCCACCGTTGCGTTAAGGAAAGCTTTGTAGCCGCCGCCGAACTTCTGCTTCTTTTTTCCGTTTACGACGATATCGAAGTCTTCGCTTTCGAAATCAAAATAGCAGTTGCTGAATTTATCAAACTTGACTTCGGTAAGTATGGTGTTCAGGAGATCATTGAAATCAGAAACAAACTCCGCCGTAAAATTATCCTGTGCCTTGAATGCAGCCTGATCTTCGTTTCCATCCTCTGTTTTCTTCGGAGTGGTTATATGTTTTTCGATTTTCTCAATGATTCCCTGCTGACTCGCTGAATCTACAGATTCCTGCAACATTTCTATCTGATTCTGAAGTTCCTGTATTGTCGGCTGCAGGTCCTGATTTATCAGCTGAGCAAGACGGCTGCTTTCTTCATCACACTCCTGTATGCGTTTCTTGTGCTCTGCAATCTCCTGGTCAATGTCTTTCTCGGCATCCATTACATCATTAAGCTGCGGAAGTATCCTCTGGAGTTCTGCCTGCGCTGCCTCCGCATATTCCACACTCCGCTGTACTTCCATTTCAGCACCACAGAACGGACAATGCTCGGGTTCTTTTTCTTTGGAAAGTTTCTGCTCGCCGTCAATAATAAAGGTGATCCGCTTTATATCCGAATGGTACTGGCCGCGGAGTATCTGGTAGCGGTGCTTCATCAGCGAGGCTGACTTCAGGTCTTCGTTTATATCAACGATTTCATCGGACAGTCTGCTGCGCTGTGCAGTGGCTTCCGTAATACGCCCCTGCGCCTCATTGATCTGTTGCATCAGCTGAGCAATTCGTTCTTTGACCTGTTCCGGGGAGAGCGCCTCCTTTTTCACAGCCAGTTTGAGTTCTGACAGGTATTCCAGGTTCTCGTTCTTAACAAGCGCACGGATTTTTTTCTCGGCGTTCTTTTGTTTCTTCCCGGTTACCTCTTTATATTCCTCGAATTCTTCCTCATTCAGAAAATACAGCAGAGTGCTTTTCATAGCAGTCTTTGAGAAAGGGCCACCGCTTGTATAAAATATGCTCTGCCTCCTGTTCATATTTTCCAGGGAAACACATAAAAGGTTCAGAAACGAGCGGAGCGTCAGAGACTGCCTTTTGGCATTCTCATTCATGATGACCTTCACGTTATCATCAATACCGAGGATCTTCATCCATACAGAATTAATCCAGTATTTCGACTTGCCTGCTGTATACTGGTGTGGATCGATTCTCGG